GCTGACAAATATCTAGTACAAGATAGAAGTTCAGGACATATATACGAAACACCACAATATATGTATATGTTAATTGCCGCAACTATTTTTGCAAGTTATCCTGATAATAAAAGGTTATCATATATCCGCCGTTACTATGATGCTATTTCTACATTTAAAATTAATATTCCGACTCCAATTATGTCGGGTGTTCGCACTCCAATAAGACAGTTTGCTTCTTGCGTTCTAGTTGACGTAGACGACACATTACCTTCGATCTTTAATAGTTCTTCTGCCGTTGGATATTACATTGCTCAACGTGCTGGTATTGGACTTAATTTAGGTCGTGTTCGTAGTATTGGATCTAAGATTCGTGGTGGTGAAGTAGCACACACTGGAGTTATTCCTTTCCTAAAAGTTTTTGAATCAGTAGTGCGTTCATGTACACAAAATGGTGTTCGCGGTGGAAGTGCTACAGTACATTTTCCTATCTGGCATAAAGAGATTGAGGATATTATTGTACTAAAGAATAATAAAGGAACGGAAGATAACAGAGTCCGTAAGCTCGACTATTCAATTCAGATCAGTAAGATCTTTTATGAAAGGCTAATTGAAAGTAAACCAATTAGTCTTTTTTCACCTCATGACTGCCCAGGATTATATGAGGCATTTGGTGATAATGATGCATTTGACGAATTATATTTAAAGTATGAAAAAGACAAAAGTATTCCTAGGACTGAAATCCCAGCATATGAATTGTTTACAAGCATTTTAAAAGAACGTGCAGAGACAGGACGTATCTATATTATGAATATAGATCATTGTAACCATCATAGTAGTTTTGATGCTAAAGTTAGAATGAGTAATCTATGTCAAGAAATTACTTTGCCAACAACACCTATTCAAGGTCTTGAGGATGGTGCTGGAGAGATTGCATTATGTATCTTAAGTGCTATCAATGTTGGAACATTAAGAAACTATGATGATTTAGAAAATTTATGTGATTTAGCAGTTCGTGCTTTAGATCAGATAATTGATTACCAAAATTATCCGGTTAAAGCCGCAGAGCTATCCACTAAGGCAAGGCGTAGTTTAGGAATTGGATATATTGGACTAGCACATTATCTAGCCAAAAGAGAATTACATTATAGTGATGACAAAGCCGCTCAAGAAGTTGGACGTTTAACAGAGGCTTTTCAGTATTATCTAATCTCGTCAAGTGTTGAATTAGCAAAAGAGAAAGGTGCTTGTTCTGCATATAATGAAACAAAATATAGTAGAGGTGTTTTACCTATTGATACATATAAAACTGATATTGATGAGTTCTTAGGAACCAAGTTAGAATTAGATTGGGAGGAGTTAAGAGCAAAAGTTAAAGAACATGGTATGAGACATAGTACATTATCAGCTCAGATGCCTTCAGAGAGTTCTTCTGTTGTTAGTAACGAAACAAATGGTATTGAACCACCAAGAGCATTTATGAATACTAAGAAAAGTAAGAAAGGTCCGTTAAAACAGATCGTACCACAGTATAATAAACTTAAAAACAACTATAGTTTCTTGTGGGACGAAGGAGTCAATCAAGGCTATATTAAAATTGTTGCCGCAATGCAAAAGTTCTTTGATCAAGCAATTAGTGGCAACTGGAGTTATAACCCTAAGTTATATGAAAATAATGAAGTACCAATGAGTGTTATGTTTAATGACTTATTAACAACTTACAAATATGGTTGGAAAACAAGTTACTATCAAAATACTTACGACTCAAAAGGAGAAGACGAAGAATTATTAGGTGAGGTTCCTGAGGAGTTTACCCAACTTGCGGAGAACCCAAGTATTGTAATAGAAGAGGAAGAGTGTGAGGCATGCAACATTTAAAGAAAACCGTATTTAATAAAAATAAAGTAGATTATACAAAACAACCGATGTTTTTTGGTGAAGAATTAAACTCTCAACGTTTTGATGAGTTCCGTTATCCTGTGTTTGATAAGTTAACACAAACACAACTTGGATATTTCTGGAGACCAGAAGAAGTTAGTTTACAAAAAGATAGAAGTGATTATCTAAACTTTACTGATTCTCAGAAGTTTATTTTTACAAGTAACTTAAAGTATCAAACGTTACTCGATAGTGTTCAAGGTAGAGGTCCGGCGATTGCATTTGTACCTTATTGTTCGTTACCCGAGCTAGAAGCATGTATGATTACTTGGGATTTCTTTGAAACTATTCATAGCCGCAGTTATACTCATATTATTAAAAACATATATCCTGATCCTAGCGAGGTTTTTGATACTATTCTTGACGATGAAAAAATTGTTGCTAGAGCAGAAAGTGTAACAAAAGCATATGATGATTATATCAATGATGCACAATATTACTCAGCCACAGGTAAAGGTGATTTACGAGAAATTAAGAAAAAATTATATCTAGCAATGGTTAATGTTAACGCATTAGAAGGTTTGCGTTTTTATGTATCTTTTGCATGTACCTTTGCATTTGGTGAATTAAAAACAATGGAAGGTTCTGCTAAGATTGTTAGTTTAATTGCTAGAGACGAAAGTCAGCATTTAGCAGTTAGTACACATATTATTAAGAATTGGATGAAAGGTGATGATCCAGAAATGGTTTCTATTGCTAAAGAATGTCAAGATGAAATTGGACTCATTTATGATAAAGTAGTAGAGGAAGAAAAGGAATGGGCAGATTATTTGTTTACAAATGGTTCTATTGTTGGACTAAACGAAAAACTATTACATATGTTCATTGAGCATACTGCAAACAAAAGACTTAAGAGTTTAGGATTACCAATTCGTTATAACCAGAGTCCAAACGATAATCCGTTACCTTGGACACAACATTGGCTTTCAAATAAAGGAGTACAAAATGCTCCGCAAGAAACAGAAATTGAAAGTTATGTTATTGGTGGAATTAAACAAGACGTAGACAAAGACACATTTACAGGATTTAAATTATAATGTTAGTATCAACTAAAACAAGAAAAAAAGGAGATGTGATCTCTATAAAACTATCAAATGGCGAAGAGCTTATTTCTAGTTTTGTCGAAGAACAGGATACACATCTCCTTATTGATAGGCCAGTAGTTTTACAATCTGGTCCCAAAGGAACTCCAGCTTTGATGCCGTTCTTTATGACAGCATCACCTGATGCTACAAGAGACATACAGTTAAGCAAAACTCATATTGTTATGATTGCTGATACTGATGCTCCTTTAGCCAAGCAGTATACCTCAGCAATGTCAGGAATTATACAAACAGGAGCCATTCCAGGGTTGCAAGTTTAATAAATACTTGTATGACTGAAGTTCACAGAGATACAGATTCTAGAATATGCGGAGCACAAACCGTTGTTGCTGGTAACTCAACTGTCTTTGCAAATAATTTACTGGTAAGTGTTGATGCAGATCCTAATTCACACGGCTCCGGCAGTATTATTGCAAGTACAAAAAATGTTTATGCTCATAACAAACTAATTGTTGAGAACGGTGATGCCGCTAACCCGGATTCATTATGCCCAATACCACCTCATTGTGGCCCAGACACTAGTTCAGGGTCTCCTAATGTATTTGTAGGAAGTTAGCATGGTTAATATTCCAGTAATCCCAGGAGTCAATGTTCAAACACAAGGAATACTCAATAAGTCTATTAAAGACATAATTTGTGCGATACTCTTTGGCGGTATTGGAAACCTTTTAAAAGGAAATATCATATGTATTGAAGCAAATATAAACGAGATGCTTGAAGATGCTGGATATGCTAACTTATATGATATAAAAGACGAATTAAGATTACTACAAGATGAAGTTAAAGCATTTAACGACCACTTAGGTATAAATGATATAACGCAAAGGATTAATGATGCGTTAGCAGAAGTAAGATATCTACTAAGTCTAGGAGGATTATGTCCTGTTCCAATTAAGATACCAAATATTAACGGAGATATATTAGATCAAGTCACTGATAATGTTTTTAATAACTTACAAGGTGTATTAAGTGCATTTGGTCCATTGCTAAAACCTAAAATTTGTATTGATGCACAAGGAAGAATAAACACAGGATCTTTTGATCCAGGTAGTATACTTGATAATATCAGGAAAGCATCACAAAATGCGTTAAATGCTGGAAGTGTAATACCATCAAGTATTACATCAGGCTTTAATAACCAAATAAGCGGTGTTACAAGCAGTATTAAACAGGCAAGGGCAATAGAACTATTTCCAGACTTTAGACACAAGCATAACTTATTAACAGGAGCACCTGTTGTTGCTGGACAACCAGCGATAACTATTGCCGCTAGACCATCAGATGCTGATATTGCCGCAGTAGCTGGACTTTCGACTACAAGTGGCCCAGCATTTGAGGCCGCAGGAGCCTCTTATCCTCCTCAAGGAAATCCTAATTTAACAGATGCAACTAAGCAAGCACAACAGTTGGTTGCCAATGTTGCAAATAGTGCAAACTATCCTATTAATGCTGATAAAAATCTATGGGCAAGAGCATTGGGACCTGAAGTATATGCATTAGCATTAGATGCTTTAAACGGAGATGACCCATTTGTAGGTCAATCTCAAGATGTCTATGATTATTGTGGAAGAGTAGTTTCGCAAGAAACACAAACTATTACCGGAGATCCATTAGGTGCAGGATTGTCAGATACTACAGATGCAAATCTAACACCAACACCAATAAACTATAGTTTACTATGGATTGATGCACCAGCACAAAGTAGGGTTGGTTGGGCAGTTAGTGGAATTACAGAAGAAGCATTAGTACCAGATGACTATGGTTGCGAAGTACTAACACCAGCACTAGCATTAAACCCTGAAATTGAGTTATTTCAAGGCAAATCTCATATACTAAGTCTGCCACCAAGTAACCCAAATGTTAATTCTTTGGAAATAAGCAATTTTGGCTATAAAGATAACGGTTTAAGTGCCGTACGGACCCAAATTTCCTACGAAATGCCAGTTGGACAGGAATTTTACATATACGAAGCCAAATTAGACGGTTCAGGTAATAGAGTACCCGATATAACGAAGAGATGGACAAATGGACTGGTTCGTTTTGAATTTTCTGAATACTTAGATGAAGCAAATGGCAGAAACGAAGATCAAATTACTTGGGCTCAATCATTTATTCCGGATTTAATTCCAGATCCAAATGATACCAATAAGCAATTTGATTCTCAAGGACGATTGTTAAAGAGTACTTTGATACAAGCACCTTTACCAACCGAACCTGGTGAAGTTTGGACTGATAATGGATCAGTAGTATACGATAGTCCTACAGGTGGCAATCCAATCTTAGTAAAAACTTGGAAACGAGCAGTAGCAAATCTAGCAGTTGGCGAGAATATGCTTATTGAAGTAGACAGTACCTTCCCTGATTACCTAACCTACAGTAATGAGGCTGGTACCGTATTTGGGCTACTAAAAATAACGTAGGATGGAGATATTTTTGATATGTTTGGTATTGTTCTTGCTCATTGTAGCAATTATGAGTATAGGCCTCCTAAAAGGCCGTTCTGTAAGAGGAACATGTGGTGGTGCAGGTTACGTTTGCTCCATGTGTGGAGAGGTAAGTGTACTCCCTCAGAAGAAAAAGGTTGACATTACGGACCTTTAGTGCTATGTTATACATAATAGTGTAATATATGAAAGGATTTAAGTGATGCATGTTAGTAAATTGTCTATTGTTGCGGCGTTGTCGCTCATAATGATGTTAATAACATTTAACATAGCAACGGCTCACGAATATTCATACAAGCATTATCATAATTCTCATGATAGTTGGGACGTTGACAGATATGATGATTATAGTTACTATCACAGTGATTATTATAAACGTTATAAAAGAAATGATCGCGAAAGAGAACATTGGGATTGGTATTATGACGATAAGAGTGGCCCAGAAAGAGAGGACACATATTACATGCCAACACCTTCTCCAATAATCGTGCAACCTGTTCCTCCTATAGGTTATGAAAGAGTTATTGCATATGATAACTTATGTCATTGCAATATATACGTTCTTGTACCTATCAGACAATAATCTTAAAACCCTACCTATTAGGTAAATATTGGTAATATTGCTTTTATAAATCTGATCGATACAGATTTTAGAATATTATTGACCTAGAAGGAAAGGAGAATTATACAAATGGAGCCAATTAAATTAAAGTGGCTAATAGCTCACGAGCCACAATACCTATTTGTCCGCACGGCAAAAGCATTCCAAGAAGAATTAGAAAAAAGATGTCCAGGAGAGTTTGATATTGAAATCCTAGACATGAAAACTTACATTCAAAAGTACGATGAAGTACCAGAATTACATCTTAAACCAGCATCTATAAAAAACTTAGAGAAAGACTGGGAAAATAGCAATAATATGGGCGGCGGAATTTTTAAATCTGTGGCACAATCAGAGATAGGCAAGAAATGGAAAGCATATTTTTCTGCAATTAAGGATGGACGTATTGACATTAGTCAAACACAAATTACAGTTATAGGATCTTTCTTATATAAGCCTTTTCACTCTTTAGACCTTCCATTCCTATTCAAGGATCATGACCATGTAACCAGGGCATTAGACGGATGGATTGGTAAAAAACTTCGCGGCGAGCTGGAAGATAGAACTGGAGTTAAATCTTTAGGTTTTACTTACTCAGGCGGATTTAGAATTATCGGTTCTAACCATGATATTGAAGGAGTATCTGACTTAAAAGATACAACTGTACAGACTGTTCCGACTACTACTGCAATGTTTAATAGTCCAGAAATTGGCAGTACTGCTATTCCTAGAAGGTCAATGGATATTCAAGAAGCTAAAGATTTTGCTAAAGATAGTAACTCGGCTGTTGAAACAACTTACCTAAGATTTAAAGGAACAAATATTTTAAAGACAAACCATTCTATGTTCTTAACTAGTATTTTAGCAGGATCAAAATTATTTGACAAGCTAACACCAGAACAACAAGAAGCTTTCAAAGAATCTGCTTATGCAGTATCAAAGATTGAAAGAAAATGGTCACTTGAAGACTGTGAAAAGTATGAAAGAGAAGCAGAAGAGAAAGGAATTCAGATAAGAGATATTACTCAAGAAGAATCTGATTTTCTTGCTTCTAATGCTCGTGTTTCGTACGAAGATTATTTTTCAACTGATCATCAAAACGGTGGTAAAGTGCCAGACGAGCTTTATCATAAACGTAAACGTATTGTTGACGATATTAAAGCAATATAAGTAACAAAATAGACTAGATAGGTAATTCAATTTTAAAACCCTATCTAGTCTATTCTTTTGATAAATAAAGTTAACATGTGTATAGCACATGTTATTAATTAAAAAGGTACAAATAAAATATGGCAATAGAACTAACAGGCAAAGTAAAATGGTTTCAAGACGCAAAAGGATGGGGTTTTATTAAACCTGACGATGGTTCCGATGATGTTTTTGCACACTATTCAGCAATTAATTCGGATGGCTTTAAATCATTAAAAGAAGGTCAAGCAGTAACATTTGAAGTAATTCAAGGTGCTAAAGGACGTCAAGCCGCCAATATCAATTTAATTGAATCTTAAGACTAACTCTCCATAAATTATAACAATAGTAATCTTAAAGACTAAATAGATTATGGTAGTACATGTATAGGAACATAGAGTAACTATGCATATAACATCTGTTTACAGAAAATAGATAAGGCATTAGAGATTCATGAGTTTAACTGACTTCATCGACAGAAGTATAAGTCGATTTGCAAAATATTATTCTTGGTTTGCATTACTAATGGTATTGTTCGTTGTGATCAATGTCTTGGGAAGATATTTCTTTGACATTCGCAATGATTATGCAGTTGATTCAACATGGCAATTATACGGTATGCTTATTATGTTTGGTTGCAGTTATTCATTAGGAAAAGAAGCACATATTAGAACAGATCTGTTCTGGAACAATTATAAAGATCGTACAAAAGCAATTATTGACTTTGTAAGTTATCTCTTACTATTCTTTCCTTCATTTGCACTTATCACATACATCAGTTTCAATGATACATCAGCCGCTATTGAGATGAACGAACGTAGTTCTGAAACAATGGCCCAGCTTATTATATGGCCTATGAAGATTGGTATCACACTTGGTTTAGTACTTTTGATGGTACAAGCATTGAGTCAAATGATCAAATGTTATAGAAGGATTTTTATCAATGAGCAATGAATGGTTAGCAATGACAATGTTATTTACAATGATTGCTGGCATATTTGTTGGAGTTCCAGTTAGTTTTACACTAACATTCTTAGCATTAATTTTTGGATTAATGGGATTAGGATTAAGTGTGTTTGATCTCACATATCTCAACCTATTAGGAGGACTTTCAGATGAAGTGCTAATGAGTATTCCTATGTTTATCCTTATGGGTTATGTTGCTGAACGAGCCGGACTGGTAGAGAATTTATTTGAGAGCTTAAAAAAGGTACTTGCAGGAGTTCCAGGCAACTTATACATTGTTGTTATCTGTATTGCAGTATTAATTAGTTTAGCAACAGGAGTAGTCGGAGCATCAGTAACACTATTGGGCATTATGGCCGCTCCAAGTATGATTAAGCAAGGATACGATCCTAAACTATCAGCAGGAGTAATAGCAGGAGGCGGATCTCTTATCATGATCCCTCCATCCATTCCCCTTATTGTAATGGCGCCTACAATGAATCTTAATATCATTGACGTATATGCGGCCGCAATAGGACCAGGATTAGCGATTGCATTTATGTATCTAGTATACGTTATATTCCTTATAAAAACAAAGCCAGAGGTAGCACCTATGATACCTGTGGAAGAAAGAGTAAAAGTAGATTTCAAGTTAATTCTGTTAACGTTATGGCATATTGTGCCATTAGCATCATTGATTCTTATTACATTAGGATCAATGTTATTTGGACTAGCAACTAGCACAGAAGCTGGTGCCTTTGGTGCCTTTGGTGCTTTATGTTTAGCCGCTATTAACAGAAGATTAACTTTAACAAATATTCAAGAAGCATTATTAAAAACTACCAATACGTCGGCAGTGGTAATGTTATTAGCAATTACGTCAACAATATTTGGTGCCGTATTTGCTTCCTTGGGTGGTGACAAAATCATTGTATCAGTACTAACTTCAATGCCTATACCCGGATGGGCAATAGTTGGAGCGATATTAGTGTTATGTCATATTTTAGGCTGGCCCTTTGAGTGGCCAGTGGTAGTGCTAGTGTTCTTACCAATTTTCTTACCAGTATTAATTGATACTGGTGTTGACTTAATTTGGTTTGCGGCCGCTTTGGGTGTTATTTTACAAACAGCATATTTAACACCTCCTGTAGCCTTAACCGGATACTACCTAAAACAGGTGGTGCCTTCGTGGGATCTTAAATTAATATTTAAAGCAATGATGCCCTTTATGTATATTCAGGTTGTTTGTGTTGTAATATTGTTTATTACACCTGGCCTTGCAACATGGTTACCTAATTACCTAGCAGAGCAAAGAAAAAATATAGTACAAGAAGTACTAGATGAGGATGTCAAAGGACAGGAAGTCGACTTCCTAGGTGTCCTTGGACAATAATATTTTGGAGAATAAAAATATGAAACGTTTCATCGGAGCGATATCAGCTATCGCAATGTCATTTGGCGTAGTGGCTTCAGTAGCAACTGCAAATGCCAAAGAACTACAGATTGCATCTAGTTTTGGAGCAATCTCAACTTTTAACGAGCAAGCAAACTTTCTTGCCGAAAGAGTTAAAGTATTAACTGACGGAAAAATTGATATGAAAATCAGACCTTCCGGCGCATTAGTTCCTTCTTTTAAGGTTCTAGATGCTACGGCGTCAGGTGCAGTAGATGGTGCATGGACTCAGTCTTATTACTGGGTAGGAAAGTCAAAGACTCTTGCATTGTTTAATAGTCCGTTAGGAGGACCTTACGGTATGGACGGGATTGATTTCCTAGGTTGGATGTTCCACGGTGGTGGACTTGAATTGTATAACGATTTTTATCAGAATGAGTTAAAAATGGATGTACAGGCACTTCCAGCAATGCCTACTCAGAATCAGCCATTAGGTTGGTTTCATAGACCAATTAAAGATCTAGCAGATCTTAAAAACTTTAAATGTCGTCAAACTGGCGCCAACGTAGAACTTTATGCTCGTATGGGTATGCAGACTATTGGTATGCCAGGTGGTGAGATTATGGCCGCGGCCCAAAAGGGTGTTATTAATTGTGCTGAATTCGTTGGTGGTTTAGAAGACGAACGTCTTGGATTTCCAACTGTATGGAAATACTACTACTTGAATTCATTGCATGAGCATTCAAATACTGGTGATCTATTGATTAACGGTAAAGTGTGGCGTTCAATGACTAAGCAACAGCAGACCGCTGTTCGTTCTGCCGCTTATGAGTCATATCTATGGTGGTTAACTGATATTCAAGCAAAAAATGGTCAAGCACTTGCTAGAATGATCAAAGAGCATGGCGTTAGAGTTATGAAGACTCCAGCAGATATTTTGGTTGCTGAGTTAGAAACTATTGACGAAATGTTAGCAGAAAATGCCGCAAAGGATCCTTATTTTGCAAAAGTACTTGCTTCTCAGAAAGCATGGGCAAAGAAAGTAGTTCCATTTAAGAACGTAGCATTTACGCCTTATAACTATGCCGCAGATTACTACTGGAAGAAAAAGTAGTTTTAAAAGCATATAACGTTAAAAATAGGGTGCTTTATGCATCCTATTTTTTTGGCTATAACTTCTATATTTGTTATAAATGTATAAATACACTTGGATAGATACGGTTTAATACCTTATCGGAAAAAGCCAGTTTTCTATCTCAATGTTACTTGAAGTAATATTGTTTTCTTAAGAAAAAAAAGGAGTCAATTATGACACAGAAAATTAGATGGGTTCTAGCACATGAGCCAATTGAATTATTTCTAAGAGCGGCAAAAGTTTTCGCATCAGAAGTTAATGCAAAAGCAGAAGGCGCACTAGATATTGAAGTTATGACAATGAATGAGTATTCTGCAAAGTATAATAACGGTGTTGTTGTTACTAAGCACGAACTTGTTGATATGATTAACAGAGGCGACATTGAAATGTCCCAAACATACACAGTAGACATTGGCGAATATGATCACGAATTCCGTGCATTAGATATGCCATTCCTATTTGAGTCACACGACCACGCAACTAAAGTGTTCGAAGGCCCAATTGGTCAGTCACTACTAGACGGATTAACAGAATCAGCTGGTGTTAAAGGTTTAGCCTTTACATACTCCGGTGGATATAGAATTATTCCTGGACAAGAAGGAATTGATACTATTGAAGATATTAGAGATCTTAAACTTCGTACTTCTTTCTCACCTGTTGCTATTGAAACATTCAAAGCAGTTGGTGCAAACGTAGTTCCAATGGAACTAGAAGAAATGACAGATGCAATCCAAGATGCAGACATTCAAGTTGGTGAGTCTACTTACCCACGTATCTATGCATTAGGACAAGACAGAGTTTCTAAGGTTATTAACCACACAGAACACTCATTGTTCTTAACAAGCATCTTAATCAACCAAGACTTCTTTGCAACTCTTGGTGAAGAACTACAAGGTATTGTTGTAGACGCCGCTAAAACAGCCGCTAATTACGAACGTGTAATCAGCATTGAAGACGTTGCACTTACACAAGCTAAAGCTGAAAGCGATGGCATTGAAGTTCGTAGAATGTCAACAGAAGAAAAAGCTCGTTTCAAAGCCGCTACTGCTCATGTTTATGACATGTTCCCAGAGTTAGCTGGAACAGTTAAGAAGATCCAAGATACAAAATAAGATATCTTAGAACTACTATGGAAAAGGCGCTAATGGCGCCTTTTCTTTTGGGTAAATTATCAACCAAAAAGGATTATAAGTAGAAGTAACAAAGAAGGAAATATTATGGATAAAGTTTTTGTTTTAGTAATTTCAATGTGGGGACACAATGGAACAGCATGGGAATATATTGGAAACCAATCAGTTTTAAATCAAGACATGACATTACAACAATGTCAAGTTTTGTCAGACGAAGAAAAAACTTGGACTAAGCACGATACAAACGAGTTTTATCGTATTCAAATGCAATGCTATCCTAAGAGATGCGCCGGTCAAAAAACCTGTAAATAACAACTAACGGATGTAAGTTCTTTAACACGTTAACTAAATATTAGCAATGGATAGGAGAACATTATGCCGGCAAGAAATCATAGAAATTGGTTAAAGAAACCATTAGTAGAATATGTTAGTAGCGAAATATATTCAAGTCAAGAAATATTTGAAGAAGAAATCGAAAGTATCTTTTCAAAGGTGTGGGTACCAGTATGCCACATCAGTGAAATGTATAACAAATTAGACTATCGAACATCACAAATTGCTGGACATAATATTATTGTGTACAATACCGGAGATGGTGTACGAGCATATCGTAATTATGGCAGTTGGGCACCTACTGGAACATTGCAAGCACCTATTGTAACAGTTGAACCACAACTACATAGCGAAGTAAAGCACGGAGGTATGGTATGGGTAACACTTGATCCTAATCCTACACAGAGTGTTGAAGAGTGGACAGCAGGTGCATTTGATTGCATTGCTGATGCTATTGACACAGAAGAACTAGAAATTTTTCATTATCATAAAGCAATTATTCCTACCAACTACAAACTATGGCATGATACTAACAGTGAATTCTATCATGACTTCATGCATTACTTTAATCGTGTAACTGGTTTCAACGATGAGTATTTTGCTAGAAAGAATATTCCCTTTGATAACGGGCATGTGAACGTTAGTAGTTTTACTGTAAATTATACAGAGTTTGATAAAGAAGGCGATAGAGGTGAACTAAGTTTTCCTAACTTACCTCCAAACCAATGGTATATGGTAGATTTGTTTCCTGGCTTTAACTTTAATTTACGTGGTAGTGCATATCGTTCAGATAGTGTTACGCCACTTGGACCAAATAGTGTACTAATAGAGTTTAGAGGATACGGTTTAAAGAAAGATACTCCAGAAGAAAGACAAACTCGTATTAAACATCATAATACTATCTGGGGACCGTTTGGCAGAAACTTACATGAAGATCTTTTAGGTGTAACCGGGCAAGGAGCATCAATGTCTCCAGGCACAGAGAAAAGAAATATTTTACATGGAAGACATGAAAATAGTACTATACATGATGAAGTTGGTATGCGTCACTACTATGCAGAATGGGGAAAATATATGGAGTTAGATCCTAGTAATCCAATAAAAGAGGTTGACAAAAAGGCCGCATAGTGTTATAAATATAATACAATGGTGAAGCATAACAAACGTTGTACAGGACTCGGGGGCAGTACCCGACGCCTCCACCATAAACACACGAACGAGGAATGGAACTATAAACAGTTTTAAAGATAAGTGTAGAATATTTTATATCGTTAAAGGTCATCTTAACGTATCTACACAAACAATAGAAGATTGTTACGATTATTATTTTAGAAGAATGTGGAATAATAACGAGTGTTACATATACGAAGAAGGTTTTGAAGAATCGTATCGTGTTTTTATGATGGGGGCGAAATAGGATCGACTGGCAAGTAGTAGGAATGTGGAGTTGTCCGGATGTAAGCTCGGTTAACGCGAACAAAACGATAATTGCAAACGATAATTTTGCATCTGAGGATTTTGCCCTAGCGGCTTAGTTACTCTGGGCGGGTACTGCCTGGAAACAGAAGTGCCACTTAAAGTGAATAACAATGATTGAAAATTTCTATACAAGTGACTTTTTAAAGATTCGGTATATGTCTTCTCCGCAAGAACGATCCTCAAATAGAGTACTAATATGGTTTTCTGGAATAGCTGGAGCACTTGGCTCAAAAGCAAGACCAAGTGGATTTTTTAAAAGTTTAAACATTGATTCAATTATTTGGGTAGATGAGAAAGCACCTTTCTCTTGGGGCAATAGTATAGATATTGAAGAACTTTGTAAAACACTTCTGCCTCTAACAAAAAATAAAGAATTACTATTTTTTGGAAATTCAATGGGAGGTTTTCTAGCAATATTACTTTCTAAGTATCTTAAACCTATAAAGGTTATTACAATGAATCCTCAATATAGTGTTCATCCTGATATAATATTAGAAAAGAGATGGCCTGAGTTTATCAATGTAATTACACAGTTTAAACACAAAGATCTGACTAACAGTTTTATTCCTGATACTGATTATGCAATAATGTTTGGCGTTGATGATCAGGACGAATTGCATTTTAGGTTATTCAATACCCACCGTAATCTTCCAAATGTACAGATTATTAAATTTTTAGATTACAAAACTAACTTAGATAATGCCGCACATCAGGCAGGGGTATATCTTAATAGACTTGGCATCTTCCGTGATGTTATTGCAAACTTTTATAATAGTAAATCACTGAAAGAAATTTTTATAAAAAACTCCGTTAGATATACAGGGCTGAAACATTAATACTAACTAGTATAAAGAAAACTTTTTGAAAAAATAGGAGAAGTAAGATATGAAAAAGACCATTGATGTGTATGACGGGCTTATTAGTAAAGAACTACAACACGAAATACACGAATATGCACTTAATCATACATGGTATAGTGCATTACGTCATAACTGTGATTATGATGCTACAGTAGATCCACTAAACAATGAATTAGGCGAAGGCGAACGAGGAATTATTCGACATCCGTATGGTAATAGTACTGATATGGTAAAAACTAGGCATCCGTTAATCTATAAACTGTTTCAAGAAATAAATGATAAAGTACTAGGAGGCAAAGCAGATATTGATGGTATAAAAGAAGATATTGGCGGACTTCGAAGTGGCAAGAACGTTTATAGTGACGGACAAAACTTCTTCCAAAAATACGATTATGACAATACTATTAAAGGTTGGACATGTTATATGAATGCAAAATGTCAGGCTCCAAAGAAATCATTGAAACCAGGAATAGGATACATTCACAGAGATAGCGGCCCTGATTACGTTGATAAGACTAACTATGCAACTGTACTATTTGTTACTAATCCAAAATGGTTGCCAAGTTGGGGCGGAGAATATAACTTTTTTGGAGATGATTTAGATGGTGCTGAAATACATTCTAAGTACGGCTATCCCATAGGATTTCCAACAAACATTGTTGGTCATAAACCAGGTAGAATAATTGTATATAGACACGATCAAAATCATATAAGTCTTCGTATAGCACCAGATGCTGAAGGAATGCCTGTTAGGGTGGCATTTAGGGTAAACTTGAATGATGATAATGAATAATTAGAAAGTAACATTAGTTACATACACACACAGAAAAGGAGACATAACAATGTCTGATACAATCAAAAACTATAATGATGCTATGAGTGCATCATTCCCTAAGGTAACATTCAATAAGAATGGATACGAAATCCGCACACAAGTTCTTGAAATGGCAAAAGAACAAGAATGGAATGACTTTCATGCTAAACTTCAAGCATGGGAACAAACAGTGGTGCGTGATCCAGACACATCAGAGGTAGTATCAACAACTTTATTACCTTCAGTCCCAGGCGTATCCGCAATTCTTGAGACCGCTGAAGAGTTTTATAACTTCATTAATAAGAAATAAAACTTTTAAAACAACTCTGCCATCTTTAGTAGATTAGCAGTAGAAACTGACGGTAGCTAGAAATCCGATTACAAAAAAAGTAGCATTATAAAAGGGGTGGTTACCAAATAAACCCGAGGAGCCCAACGGTTAGGCTCCACTTTTCTTAACAGCTATATATTAACATGCTATCAACATATGCAAATAAACAAAATACTCATCTTGTAATAGATACAACAACTAATGGAATATTAATTGCAGTACATAGCAACGTTGTTGC